TCATTTATTACAGGTGACTTTTGCGCTCTAACCTCCTGAATCCCGAAAGTACAAAACAATGTCATTAGGTAAGAAGAACAAACAATTAAGATATAGAGTATTAGAGCTTGAAAGAGAAAATAGCCTATTAAAGGTTATAAATCAACAAGCCTACGATCTAGTACACAACGACTCTATACACCAACACAGGGATAATCAAAGAAATAGAAGGTTAAGGACAGCATAATGCCTTTTCAGATAATAAGAAACGCGACAAAAGAAGAACTATATTGCCCGATATGCGGTAAGCATGATAAGGCATTGGAATTTTGCGGACATCATTGCACCGATGTATTTTGTAGGAATAGAGACAGGGGACTAAAATCGGCAGAGACAAGACAGAAGAACGAGATTGAAAGATCAGAGAGTTATTTTAATAGACTAAATGATGGCTTTAAGATATTGAACAACAGGGCGATATAACACAATAAAAAAACCCCGACAGCCGATTAAGGCTTGCCAGGGCTTAGCTCTTTAAAACTTGAATAGATTAGGCGTATTTGCGGAATAGTTCAGTTAGTCGCATTGCCATATAGTTCCAATAGTTCTCGCAGACGCGATCTTCCTGTTTCTCTGTAGCGCCTTGGAGCAGCGATCCTGAGTCTTTGGCAAGCTTAAGGATGTCACAGTAGGAATAAGGTATTGAAACGGCACCAGGCAAGCCTGACAGCCATTCAGCAAGGGCTTTAAAGGGGCCGACTCGCTCGATCATGTGGCCATATTCCTTCTTCAGGCAGTCTTGAACAAAAGCAACCTTCTGCTCAGGTGTTTCGGTGACGACATTATAATCATCGCCGTCAATAGATTCTAACAGATAATCGTGATAAAATGCTCTGATTTGTTTTGTAATCATTAGTCCAGTTCCTTAAATAAAAGTTAATAAAACAGTTTTGCTCTTTAATAGTTGAATAATAGATTATGCCCAACGAAGGCAACTGAAAGCATTGTCCATCATACGTTCCATATACCAACGGAAGTCGCATCGGGCTATTTCAGGGTCTTGATAGGTGTTATGGTTGCGGCCATCGGGTCGAATAATTCTAAACCAGCCTGGAAAGCCCTCTTTTGTCATATCGATAACAGGATAGTTATCATAATCAATAGCGCGGGCGTTTTGTGTTTGGGTGTCCATTACAATACTCCTTTAAAAGATTAGTTGCTCTTTACATAATTAAATAAACAACCCTGCTGCCGGAATCGAACCGGCTTAAACCATTGCAGGGGGGGGGAGGTGATTAGACAGACAGCGAGTCCATTATATCAGCGAGGCTTGTTTTACCCTCTTCATTGAGGATGTCAGCGAATAACATTGCCATAGTGCGGATACCTCTTGCATGGTCGCTGGACTCTTGTTTGTCTTGTAAAGCTTGACGGCACTGTCTCTGTAGTTCGGTAAGAATCTTTTTGCTCATAACAGTAATCCTTAAAAAGAAGTAATAACTAACATATTAACAGTAAGCGACTAATAACCGAGCCATTGACGAACATCGACAAGGTTGAACTTCTGATCTATACGGGTAACATTGAAGTCATCATAGAAGCAAGAGCCAGTGGAAACATCTTTAATACCGTCAATGTCGTGATTAGCTAAAAGGCAATTGACTTGATATAACGTAATCATTTGATCGTAATTGGTAATCATAATAATAACCCTTTCAAAGTGTAGCATAATTGCTACTATTAACAGTATCGGCAATAAAACATCAAATGCCAACAACAAAATACCAAAATAAGACATAAACTAAATAATAAACAAATAACCCTTGAAATAACAAGGATAACACTGTAAAACAAGGCAAGGATAAGCAATGCCAATAAATGACAAGCAACAAGCATTTATAAATGAATACATGATCAACGGCCACAATGCGTCACAAGCGTATAAAAAAGCGTATCCGAACTGCAAAGGGGGTTGGAATAAACTAGCTGCCAACCTTATGGCAAAGAATGGCATTAAACAAGCGATAAGGGCGGAAATGGGCAAGATCAGGGAAAAGGTGGATCATACACGCGACATTGCAATAGAGATGCTAACCACCGACCGCGCCAGTCTAGCAGAGAAGGCAGGTAATGGCGATATTCAGGCTATTCAGGCTCGAACCGCTATTACACGGGAACTGGACGCTATCAGCAACCTGCATAGCAGCGTGATCACCACCAAGCAGGATCAGGAGCCGATCAAGACTGAAGACCAGCCAGCCCTGGAAGAGGCGGCAAGAGCCCTAAAGCTGAGGTTAGCATGATAACACAGCCCACCACACGCCCACCAGCAGCCAAACGCCAGGCAATCAATAGTAAAGGGTGCATAAGCACTAATAAGGCTATCAGCCCACACAAGAGCCAGCAAGGGGTCACCAGTGCAATTAAGGACTATTCAGCACTACGGCATGGGTCAAGGGTTGAACAGGGACAGGCAGGGATACAGGCAGGGTTAAGCACGCTTTCCCACGGAACAAGGGGGGGCAAGGGACGGGGCATGGCAATATGTCATATAGAACCCCATCCCCGTACTTTATAATAGCAGAGCAATAAAAGACAAGGCAGATAGACATGGCAGTAATAGCACAAGTATTGATGATTACAGTCTCTTTTCTCTGCCTTGAGTACATAACGAGGTAAATGTTAAGATAGGCAACCCCCTTACGGGTCAGAAACGGCGATAGTCTCTGGAATCACGGGGTTATAAGAATATGAGCATATTTGCAATGTTAAGATAGGTAAGACAATAATGGACGAAGAAAGTAAACTCAGTCCCAGCACCTTGGCTTTTGCTGAGCGTCGCTGTGCTGAGAATAGAAAACGTATTGAGCGTGAAGAAGTTTACGATTACGAAGTGGAACGTTCCTGTAAGTGTAGGACTATTACTAGCCTGACCACGAACCCTTGGGTTCCGGCCGAGACTTGCCTTGACTGTGGTTATACGATTTCTAAGAAAAAGATTAAGAAGTCTAAGCGAAAGTAGAGATTCTTGATATGGGATATATTTGCTTTGATTGGAATTTATAGTTTTATTAAATTTATGTGGAAGTATTTTCTTAGGAAAGATAATGAATAAAAGTAAAACACAAAAGTGTATACCGCAATCTCATGTAATTGGGATATTGTTACTAAGTGGAATTTTTGCATCTGGCATCGGTATCGGGATTGCTGAACTACTTTATTGGCTCGGCATATAAATGGATAATGAACAGTTAAATAAAGACCTCGCCCCACTTGAGCAGGCGGACAGTTCTGTCTGGGCTTACCGGCGTGGCCTTCAGCTCCGTGACGGGGTGAAGTTCTCTCTTAGGGGGATTCCTTATTTAGCTGACCTTGTAAACCCCGATAAGAGAAAGGGATGTTGCAAGAAGGGCGCTCAGGCATTTTTGACTACCACTAAGTTTATTGAGGCTATACATGGTTGTTATTTCCGTAAATACAAACAGAACATCATCTATGCGATGCCCACGGTTAATGCTGTAGAGCGTTTGTGTGCTGTGGCGTTTGATCCGATGTTCCAGTACAATCCTTTCATTAACAAAGTCACCTCTAAGAATACTAAAGAGGTTAAGACTATTAACGGGCGTTCGATTGTCTTTGTTGGACTTCAGCCAAAGCGGGTTGGAGGTTCCAATGTTAAGGACTCTGATAATGTTCGTTCGATCTCTTGTGATGTTATCTATCGTGATGAGGTTGACCTGATGGATCAGGATATGAGCTTTATTCTTAAGCAGAGGTTAAAGGCTTCTGAGCTTGGGATTGAGTTTGATTTTGGTTCTCCTACTTTTCCGGGGTATGGGATTGACAAGAAGTACGAAGAGTCTGACCAAAGGCGTTGGATGATTCGGTGTAATGAGTGCTACGAGGATACTTGTTTGGTTGATGGGTTCCCTTCTTCTATTAAACTGGTGGATAATGTTTGGCAGCGGTCTTGTGTTCATTGTGGTAAGGAAATCTTTGTAAAGGACGGCAGATGGGTTGCTAGATACCCAGATAGGCGTGAGGCTGGGTTCTGGATTTCAGGACTCCTTTCTCCTTTGGCCGACCTCGAAGAATACATGCACCAGTACAATACGGTCGATGGACGCCAGATGAGTGAGTTCATGCGGTCTACGCTTGGGATTGCCACTACAGAGGCAGAGAACCAGCTTAGCGAGCAAGATGTGATGAACTGTTGCCAGCCAAGCAGGATTATGCAGCAATACTCTGATTGCGAGACTGTGATGGGGGTTGACGTTGGGAATACTCTCCATGTGAAGATTGGGATTAGAACTGGCAAGGATACTTACGAGACTCTCCATATCGGGAGGTACACTGACTTCGGCCAGATACACGAGATCGCCAAGAAAATGAATGTTAAGTTTGCTGTCATTGACGCTTTACCAGACACCCACGCTGTCAGAGCGTTTGCGAAAGAAGCTCCTTATACGGTTTATATGTGCTTTTATTCAGAGAACCAGCCTGGAAACCCAAGGTGGGATAAGGACGAAGGAATTGTCAAGGTTAATAGGAATGAATGGTGCGATAAGGTTCACGAGGCTATTGTTAAGAAAAAGCTCTTGCTCCCCCGCTGTACACCTGAGATTGAAGAGTATGCACTTGAGATGACCAAGACTGCGAAGACTAATGTAGAAAACCCCGATACTGGGATACCAAAGCCAAAGTGGATTAAGCTTGGCGATAACGATCACTACTTCCACGCCTCCTTGTATTTCTTATTGGCGGCACAGAAGTCTTTGATTAGTACGAGAGGCATGGAGACGCAACGGTTTGCGTCACAGAAATTAGAATATAGTTTATAGAGGACAGAGAGATGCAGTGTAATACATGTAAAGCAGAATTAAGATGGGATGAACCAAGAGAGTGTTGGACGTGCGACGTATGCCGTCCGTCAGACGGTGAGCCAAAGCCGAAGTTTAGTAAAGGCGCAGTACCGGAAGTATTGTTCGCTCCTGAGCATGAGGCTGAGATTAGACGGATATGCAAAGAAGAGTTTGAAAGAATGATGAATGAAACCACAGTTATTCCAGAAGAAAAGACTGACTGGCGAGGCGACGCAAAGAAACTAGGAATCTCTCTTTACGATAAAGAGTTAAGCAGACCAAGAAAAAAAGAAGATGTCTTGAAGGACATCGAATTAAAGTCCCAAGAGGACAATAACGAAACGCCGTAAGGCAATCAAGAAAGGTATTATCATGGCAACTTATGCAGCAAAAGGCGACAGATTTGAAGACAGAACTATTAACCCTACTGCTATTAAGGCAGTTACACAGGCAAACCCAGAGAACGGCGATGGATTAAGTTCGTTCTGGGTAGACAGTCCACTAGTAGCGTCACAGATTGACCCTGCGATTGGATATGGAATGCAGGACAACTTCGTTGATACCGGACTGGCCGGTACTATTACGACCATTATAAGCGACGCAGGACTTGGCAGGTATCTTGCCTTTGGCGATGCTGGTGCTACTATTGTTCCTGACGCTCTTATCGGTGGCGGGCTTGCACTGACCAACGATGCCACAGACAAAGATCAGGTATCTATCTCGACTAAGGCTACGCCATATCAGATCATCAGCACTGCTGGCGACTTTTGGTTTGAAGCCAGAGTCAAGGTGAACTCAGTAACGACTCAAGTTGCTGGTATTGCAGTTGGCTTAATGGACTCTACCGCACAGGCCACGGCGGTTCCGATGGTAGACGATACAGCGGCTCTTGCCGACATCAACTTCATTGGCTTTAATAAGCTTGCTGTTAGCACTACGTCGATCAATGCGGTTTACAAAGCTAATACTAAGACCGAGAGTGCAACCGCAAGTATATCGCTCGCAGCAAACACGTATGTAAAGCTTGGGCTTAAATACACCGCAGGCGGAACACTCAAGTATTATATTGATGGAGTTCTAATCAAGACTGTAACATCTACTGTTATAGCAAGCATAGAGTTCCCAGGTGATGTTACACTTCGTCCGGTAGCTTCTGTAACCAATGGAACATCCGGTGCGTCAATACTAACCCTTGATTGGTGGAAATGTTTCCAGACGAGGTAATATTATGACTAGTTCAGCACCAAGTAAGCCAGACTTACCTAAGCCTCAAGAGATTCAAGAGACTGTTACCGAAGACGAGTCGTTAGTAAAGAAACGCGCTCGTAAACGGCAGGCCGGTCAGGGCAAGCAGGCTAATATCTTTGCCGGAATACAAAACGCTTTAAAGAAAAGACTAGGTGAATAATGCCAAGAATTAAAGAGATACTGGAACGATACAGCGACGCAAAAGGCATTCGCTCGCAGTCTGACGACCTTCGTATGGAGGCCGGTAGATATACGTGGCCGACCTTTCAGGACATGTTCCAACCAACGGTAACAGCAGGTCAGCAAAGACGGCTAAACATCTACGATTCTACGGCGATAACAGCCTGTCTCCGCATGACTTCCGGTATCTTTTCATATTTAATGCCTGTTGGTGCAAAGTGGTTTGAGTTTAAATCATCCGATGTAGCAGAAAACGAAATAGCTGAGGTGCAGGAGTGGTTATCAAAAGCCACTTCTGCTACTCACTCAGAGATATGGAAGTCAAATTTCCAGCGTGAAATGTTTATGACGATCCGTTCTCTTAGTTGTTTCGGTACAGGTGCTATATCAGTAGAGAAAGACAAGCAGACGAAAGAGATTGTGTTCAGGAACTACCACATCGCGGATATCTTTTTTGAAGAGAATATCCGTGGTCAAGTAGACGTTGTATTCAGGCGGATGTATTACACTGTAAGGCAAGCAGTTCAGGAGTTTGGCTATGATAATCTTAGTAAAAAGCTCAAGAAAGAATACGATGATGGACATTTCTCAAAGAAGTTTGAGTTTGTCCATGCGGTGTACCCAAGAGAAGATTACAACCCGAACAAGATAGACTCTCAAGGCAAGAAGTTTGAGGGTCAGTACATTGAGATTGACACAAAGAAGCAAGTTCAGAAGGATGCTTTTGAGTTGAATCCATATTTCGTTGGTAGGTTCACTAAGGCTCCTAACGAGTTGATGGGCAGAAGCCCTGCTACGGAACTCTTACCAGAGATTAAGATGCTTAACGCAATGCGTAAGACCTTTATCGAACAGGCAGAGTATGAAGCTAACCCTGCAATGTTAATCGAAGATGACTGCGTTATCGGTCAGCCAGCTACGGGAGCCGGTAAGAATATCTACATAAGACCAGGTGCGGCAGTTCCTACGCCTTGGAAAAAAGGAACAAGTTCGGCATTGACGGCAGAAGTCATACGTGACCAAAGAGCAATCGTAACGGATGGATTCTTTAACGATCTATTCTCTGCTCTTGCCCAGTTCAGGAATATGACGGCTACAGAAGTTGTTGAAAGAGTTGAAGAGAAGATGGTTCTGCTTGCTCCTATTATCAGCGGATTGCAGAAAGAACTATTCGACCCCATCATTACAAGGGTTTTAGATTTAATAGCTGACGGCAAGAGAGTATTATCTCCGCCACAGGACATTGATATTGACGTTGTTTACCAAGGCAGGCTGGCTCTGGCAATGAGCAACATGCAGACTAATGCTATTGAAGTCTCGTTGGCAAAGTGGGCGCCTTATGCAGAGCTTGGAGTTATGGATAACTTCGATACTGACAGTGCATCGAGAAGGTCATGGTTAAACTCAGGCGCACCAGCAGAAGACCTTGTACCAGTAGAAGTTAGAGACGCACGTAGAAAAGAAGCGAAGGATAGACAAGAAGCGGCAGAGAATGCCCAGATTGGCGAGACTGCTTCTAAGGCGATTAAGAATGTAAGCGGTGCAGAAGAACAGGCACTATTGGAGCAATTAGTATGACCGAAGCAGAAGTACAAAACGAAGAAAGCATGAAACTCCTAAGAGAGATGAAGAGTGCTTATAAGAAAACATTCGCTACAGCAAACGGTAAAGTTGTATTGGATAACTTGAGAAAATGTTTACCGGAACTGAATGTAAAACCGACTGAAAGTGCTAATATGGTTTATTATAATATTGGCAGGCGATCAGTAATGTTAATGATAGAAAGCATATTAAAGGAAAATTGAGATGGAATTTAGTACAGAGATGAATGAATCGACAACAAGTTTGATGGAAGCTAAGGGTTTCGCAGGGATGGATGCCTTTGCAGAATCATACACAAGCCTTGAAACGAACAGAGGCCAGCTTGATTCAAGCCTCACTGAAATGAAGGGTTCTTTGAATATCCCAGAAGAACTTACCCCAGAGAACACAGCGGCAATGTTCAATAGACTTGGCGTACCAGCCGATGTTTCTGGATACGAGGTTAAGTACGAAGGTGACGCTAAACTAGATGATGGCCTAGTGAATAGTTTTAAAGAGTTCGCATTGTCGAAGAATATACCGGCAGGAACATTCAACGAACTTGTAAATTTTCAGATTGACGCCGTTACAGCCGCTACGACCACTGCCAACGATGCCCAGAAAGTTGCGGACGAAGCTAAGATTGTAGCTGACAACGACGCTATAAAGGCGTCCGAGGCTTCGCTAATGGCCGAATTAGGAGACAAGTACGAGTCATCTATGGCTAACGCTGCTGAGGCTTCAAAGGCTCTTGGTCTTGACGACCTTATTGAAGCCGCCGGTAAAGGTAGTGACCCCGCTTGGCTTAAGCAATTGAATGTGATTTCAAGTAAGCTAAGTGAAGGAACCCTTAAGGGGAATAAAGAGCAAAGCAGTGAGGGTAGAGAAGGAGAACTTAAAACATTGATTGAATCAGAGGCATTCAAAAACAGTATGCACTCTGGACATAAAGCCGCACATGCACGGTATAATAAGTTGCATGGAATCGGGTAAAGCGATAGCCCCCGAAGACTGTGGTAGCCCACACGCTGACTGAGCGTTAAACAGAGGCATGGCCCGTAAGGTAAACCTGACCGCTAAAGATAATGCAATTTAACAGAAAGGTTTAATGATGGCAACACCTAATTATGTAGACGCCTTCATTCTTGCGTACACAACTGGCTATGCTCAGGTTCCGCAGGAGAAACGTAATGTCTTCGATGGCAACATAGGTATGACCGCCCTCGAAGGCGAACAGATGTCTTTTGACGATATTGGTATCTCTACCATGCGTAAAAAGACAACCCGTTTTGCTAAGGTAGAACACACGGACAACGATTTCAGACGCAGGTGGTTGTTCCCAGAGTTCTACTATGACAGCAAACTAATCGACAAGCAGGATGACATTGCACAGCACACCGATCCGACTGGTGCATTTATGACCGGCCAGATTTATGCTGTTGAACGTCAGAAACGCGACATCATTCTCGCCTCGTTTGACGCTACTGTAACTGGCGGCAAGAACCCCGGCGATGTTTCAGGTGGGTATACGTTCACCAACACGGCAATCAGTAACGCCGCAGGTCGAACGATTGTCCATGACACCAAGAAGGACGGAACTGCCGGTGGAGTTTCTACTGGTCTTTCCATTGAGAAGCTTATTCTCATTCGTGAGAAGTTTGCTACTCTCGGTATCGAAGATGGCACTGCTGTAAATCTCTGTGCAAGTTTCAGGCAGAAATCTGACCTGTTGCGTGAGGCTGAGATTCAGGGTACTGACACCTCCGAGATCAAGGCTTTGGTCGATGGTCGAATTGATTCCTATATGGGTATCAAGTTCGTCACAACCAATGCTATTACTCAGGGAACCAGCAATGACATAGACAGCGACACAAATGTCTATGAATGTTTCGCGTGGATTCCTGAAGGTATTACGGCTGCTTACCATCTCGCTCCTAAGTTCAGGGTTGATTATCTTCCTGACCTGGTTGGAGATACATGGCAGATTAAAGTGGACTTTGGTGCAAACGCAATCCGTCGGCACGAAGACCTTGTACTAAAAGTCGAATGTGCTTAATTTGAAAGGAGCATTATTATGGCAGCAATTACAGCAGTTAATGGCGTAAGTCAGACCATGTACGTCGCTGGTGGAATCGACAATCTTGTCGGTAAACTTTGGAACAATCCCATTTTGTCTGTGTACGACGAGTACACCGTGGACGCAGCAGACACAGGAGCCGCAGGGCTTGTGTTGTCTATGGGTAGGGTTCCTAAGAACGCAATAGTTATTGGGTTCATGTATACTACCACCGCACAGGGAGCAGCTATGACAGCCGATGCAGCAATCGGCGGAGTAGCGGCTACGGAAGCAGAGGCATTTTTGGACGGTACGGCGGCAACAGGTAACTTTGCCTCGACAGTAGGCGTATTCCCATACACGCCTCTTACAGCCGATTCAACAGTAACTCTGATTACAGCGGCTCAGGATACGGTAGCTTCGTCTACTATAACCCTGACGACTCTGTATGTAATGGACGTTTAACAAAACGGGAGCGGCTTCTGGTCGCTCCCATACTTTTGAGGTGCAATATGGCCTTTACCGAATTAGAGATAATCTTTAACGAAGCCCTTGGTATTGCAGGTGAGTATCAAGTAGAAGAAGGCGATACTACGTCTAAGCAGTACGTTATGTGCAACACGTATTACGAACAGGCAAGAGATGAAGTCTTGGCCGCCCATACGTGGAGTGAGGCGATGGTACAGGTTATTATTCCTGTTGATACTACCGCACCGCTGTTTAAGTTTACGTACAGATATGCTATCCCGTCAAGTTCATTAAGAGTGACTTCTATTGACCCGTGGTATCCAGAGATTGATTGGGACACTAAGGGTACTTTTATTGAAACTGATTGGATTAATACTCCTAACCAATGGGAGACTGCTAAGGCTTATATCGTTGGCGAGTTTGTAACTGACAGTAGTGTAACCTATGAAGTTCTGGTTGCATATACATCCGATACGGTCACTAATGATGTGGCTGCCGGAAATCTTGAATCGAAAGGTGGTGATCTTGGTATTATCTACGCTACATACATAACACAACTGACTGATATAACAAAGTATTCACCAAGACTAAAAGACGCAATAGCAATGAAGCTGGCTATCAAAGTCACTCCTGCATTGCACAACGACCCAGCCGCTAAGCGAGCATTGATAGAAGAGTTTGAAAATGTAAACCTAAGACAGGCTAGGTCAGTAGACTCGCAGCAAAGAAAACCGAAAATAACATCAACAAGTAGCTGGATTCGATCAAGAACCTCCGGCACATATTATGGTTAAGGAATAAATAATGGCAACTACAAAAATCTCAGCATATAATACGTTCTACACGAAGGCGGTCGCTGCGTCTCCAGACACAACCTTGATAGCGAACCCAGACGGATACCCCAGAGGTACGCGATCTGCCTCTGCTATTGACATGATGGACGAGCATGGCGCGGGCAACAACCTGTTTGCCAGTAAGATACAGTTCATCTTTGCTCATTCCGCACCAGCCGATGCAGATGGAACGACTTCTGTATTTGAACTCATGGGCGAAGCAGACGATGGGCCAAGACAGCTTATTTGTACACTGGCACTCACGGCTGGCGTAGCAAGGGTTGTAGTAGGCTCAGACCTGAACACTTGGGTTGATACCGCTGTAGCTACCGACTTAAGGACTACCGGCGTTGTTATAGATAATTCTGCCACAGATGGCGTTGTGCGTGTAACAGTGGACGTACAAGGACTTAGGTACTGGGAAGCACTGTTTACAGGTGCAGGCTCAACAGCAACTACGGCAACAGCATATTACAGAGTTTATAGCGACTTGGAATAATGCCAAATAAAGTAATTAAAAACACATTCAATGCCGGTGAACTGTCAGAGAACATGTCAGGCAGGACGGACATAAGTAAATACTTTAACGGGTGTTCGCGTATGGTGAATGCCACTGTGCTTCCGTTCGGCGGGTTCGTAAAGAGGTCTGGTACTGAATATCTTGTTACGGCAAAAACCGAGTGTAGACTCTTATCGTTTTCGTTCTCCGCTACCGACTCAATGATACTTGAGATGGGTACTAATTACATTCGGTTTATGAAGGACGATATACTAGAGACAATCACTAAAGCCTCGGTAGCGAACTGGGCTACGGCGACAGACTACGAGGTTAATGATATAGTGGAAGATTCTGTTGGTGCTACTGGATATTTCTACGCCAATACAGCCCACACTTCAGGCGCTACCTTTGCTGGAGACGTAGTAAATTGGACAGCTCTGACGGAATCGCCACTATTATCGACCAATCTTATCTATGAGATATACTCACCTTACAGCGAAACTGAAGCGTTCGAGATTCATACTACACCGTCAGCAGACGTAGTGTACATTGCGCATGAAGACTACCTTCCATACAAACTTACCAGGCTAGCAGACAATTCGTGGACACTGGCGAAGATAGACTTTGAGGGTGGCCCATTCCTCTCTGAGAACACTTCCGGCACAAAGACTATGAAGATTACCGGAAGTACGCATAGCGGTGCAAACGCTCAGGCTATATTGACAGACTCGGCACAGAATTACACAGTAGACGCACTGATAGGGTATAAGGTTTACAATATAACAAATGGTGAAAGTGCCACGATTACTGATAATGACGCAACTACTATTACTGGTGCGTTAAGTGGTGGAGAGACTTGGGACACTAATGATGTTTATCTGGTTATCAAGAACGGCTTTTACATTCCGGCAGGAACAAAGAACCTCACCCTTACTGCTACCGGCCATACCCCTTTTCAGGGAACTACTGATGATGTTGCTACTAGATGGCTACAGACCCACGTAAGAGCGGATAACAGTACAAGTACATTCGTCAACAATACAAACGTAATTCCGACATCACTTACCGATACAGTCAGAACTAAAGGTGACTACACATTCGTCTCTGACACTTATACCACAGGCGATTCGTCAAAGATATGGAGAAAGAAGGGTGACGCAGAATGGCAAGAGCATCGCCCATTCAGCGCCGCTGTCTCATACACAGCCACAGAAGACGAAGACGATATAAGATATGCTATTACAAGAAACAATGCTGACATCAACGGTACATTCACCGCAAGAGACCAAGACTGGCGAAGTATCTCTGAAGTCACTGAAGAAATATCGACGACCGCCGCTAAGGTCATGGCTATCACTGACATCTACATGGTAGGCGGCGAGGCAGACAATGACATCTCTACGTGGGCTGAGGGGCCGTGGGGTCAGTTTAGAGGCTTTCCGCAGGCGGTTACGTTCTATGAGAGCAGGTTGTGGTGGGGAGGCTCTACAAGCGATCCTCAGACGTTGTGGGGGTCAAGGAGTTCAAGGTTCCAAGACCACACGAAAGGGATAAACCCTGACGATGCACTAATATATGTCATTAACGATAACGATGTTTCAAGGATACAATATCTCGCAGTATCAGAGTT